GTGGCGTGTGTGCACATGCAAATCTGACCCCTGGGGGTTTTGATGGCGATGGGGCGCAAGGCGATTCCGAACGAAGTCAAGAAGAAACGCGGCACGCTGCAGCCTTCTCGACTGCCTGCGAAGGCGTCCAGCGGGGTGGCTGCACTGGACAATCTGACGCTGCCTGAGGGCCTTGACCCGATCGGACAGGGCGTCTGGCTTCGGATCACGTCGGCGTGCGACTGGCTCGCCGAGTCTGATCGAGAAGCGTTGACGATGCTCTGCAAGGATGAGCAGATGCTGGCGATGCTTACTGCTAGGCTGGAGGTGGACGGCGTGGTGCTCTTCACGGACAAGGGCTACGCCTACGCTCACCCGGCTTGGGGGATGCGCACCGCAACGGAGGAGAGAATCTACAAATGGATGAGCTCACTGGGGCTGACGCCAAGCGACCGCGCAAGGCTCGGCATCGCAATGGTGCAGGCAAGGACGTTGCTGGAGGAGTTCCGCGAGAAGTTCGCGGCGCTGCCGACTGGCCCCCGCGCTGGCTGACCCCTACCCCGCAGGCTGACCTTGACCGCTCGCAGGGCGATCAGGTGGCTGACTTCGGTGAGGCGCTGGTGCCCATCGCCAAGGACTCCATCGGCGGGCTCTCAGGTGAGCCAATCTCCTTCCGCCCGTGGCAGCGCAATTTGCTGCGCCACGCCCTAGCACGCAAGGCTGACGGCACCTACACGCACCGCTTCTTCATGGTGGGGGCAGCCCGAAAGAATGGGAAGACGGCGCTGCTCTCAACGGTGCCGCTGGCACTCGGGCTCTTCGGTGATCAGGGGGGTGAGATCTACTCAGCCGCTGCGGATAGGGATCAGGCTAAGCTCGTGATGGCGCACGCCAAGCGTGCAGTCGAGATGAGCCCCATGCTGGCTGAGCAGATCAAGGTGTTCAGAGACACGCTGGAGTTCAAGCCGACGGGCACCATCTGGCGCGCGCTGTCATCTGAGGCATACACGAAAGAAGGACTCAGCGCCACGCTGGTGCTGGCTGATGAGTTGGCGGCATGGCCCAACCGCGATCTCTTCGACGTGCTTTCACTCTCCATGGGCGCCCGTCGCAGCCCGCTCTTCTTGGCGATCACCACGGCTGGCCAGCGCACGGATCAGACGGGCATGGACTCCATCGCCTACACGCTCTACCAGTTGGCACGCCGTCGGATCACGGGCGAGCATGACGACCCGACCCTTGGGATGGCGTGGTACGAAGCCGACGAAGACGCCTACACGCACCCCGAGAAGTGGGCGCAAGCCAACCCCGGACTGCTCTCAACGCCGCCGCTCCTGAGCCTTGAAGACTTGACGTCAGCGAAGATGCGCACGCCCGAAGCCGAGTTTCGGACGAAGCGCCTCAACCAGTTCGCCGCATCTGGGCAGGCGTTCTTGCCTGCTGGGACGTGGGACGCCTGCGCTGACACCACTCTGCAGCTGCAGGATGGCGACCCGCTGGTGGTGGGATTCGACGGCTCCTTCAGCAACGACTCGACGGCGATCGTCGGCGTGCGTCTCACTGACCATGCCGTCTTCGTGCTCGGGCTCTGGGAGCGCCCGATTGACGACCTGAGCTGGCGAGTCCCCGTGGAAGAAGTCGAGATGCGGATGGAAGAACTCTGCAAGGTGTACGCCGTCAAGGAGATCAACTGCGACCCGTTCAGGTGGCAGTCCGTCATGGAACGCTGGCAGCAGGCGGGCCTTCCCGTCGTTGAGCATCCCCAGAGCCCAGCGCGCATGACCCCTGCAACTGCCGCCTTCTATGATGCCGTAGTCAACGGACGGCTCAAGCATGACGGCGATCCACGCATCGCCCGGCACGTCAGCCAAGCCACGCCCTACACCACGCGCTACGGCGTGCAGGTGCGCAAGGGCAAGGACTCAGGCAAGAAGATTGACTTGTGCGTGGCAGCCATTATGGCGTGGGGGCGTGCTGCTACGCTAGGCGCAACACCTGCGGAGAAGCCGCGCGCATCAGTCGCGTTCATTGAGTTGTAAGGAGTCACATGGGAATCGTTGACCGTCTTCTTGGACGTCAGAGCGAAGAGCGAGCCGTCGGCGGCATGTGGAACGTTGAAGTCGACGCCGCTGGTACCAGTCTCAACGAGAAGAACGCCACCAGCATCGGGGCCTTGTATGCATCCGTGATGCTCTACGCCAACACCGTGGCAAGCATGCCCGTCGGCGTCTTCATCCGTGACCGTGGCGTGCGCCGCCCAGTCACCCGCCCGCGCTGGCTTGACAATCCAGTGCCGAACAATCCGAACTACACCCGATTCGACCTGATGCACCGAACCGTAAGCAGCTTGCTGATTGACGGCAACGCCTTTCTTATGGTGCTTCGTGATGGTGCAGAGATTGTGGAAGTGCGACTCCTTGACCCGCGTAAGGTCACGATCCTGCGTGACGAAAATGGCGCGCCAATCTATCGCGTCAAGACAACCGCTGGCGCCGTTGACCTGAGCGCCAACGACATCGTGCACATCACACTCTTCGGAGTGGGCGAAGAACTGCGCGGACTCTCACCAGTTGAGCATCACAAGACAACGCTCGGACTTGCCAAGGCGACAACAGAGTACGCCGCCAAGTTCTTCGAGCAGGGCGCATCCGTCAGCGGGCTAGTGACCGTGCCGGGTGAACTCACATCTGATCAGGCGGAGAGCCTGCGCGCATCGTTCGGACGACGTCACGAAGGGCTCCGCAACATGCACAAGATCGCCGTGCTAACGGGCGGCGCCGACTATCAGAGCATGGGCTTCAACCCTTCAGACTTGGCAATCGTTGAAAACATGGAAGCAGGCACGCAGGCGATCGCGCGACTCTACGGCATCCCGCTGCACCTGCTCCAACTCCCGGGCGCTAACTCCAGCTACAACTCGCTGGAGATTGTCAGCCGTGAGTGGCTGATGCTTGGGCTCGGCTCGCTGATCGCTCGGCTTGAGGCTGGCTTCCAGCGGCTCATCGTTGGCGACACCACCTTCATCAAGTTCAACGTGGACTCCATGCTGCGACCGTTGACGAAGGAGCGATTCGACGCTTACGCCGTGGCACTGAATAATGGCTTCTTAAGCCTGAACGAAGTGCGCACCCTTGAGGATCGCCCACCAGTGGGCCCTGATGGTGACGCCTTCCGCCAGCCGCTCAACATCGGCACCGTAGGTGAGGAGCCGAAGGCGTGAGCTACGTCATCGTTGACCTAGACGGCACGCTTGTTCTTGACAACGAGCAGCCGAATCAGCCACTGATTGACGCACTCAACGAGAAGGTCATGAGCGGCGACGCGCAGGTCATCATCGTCAGCGCGCGCAAGATCGACCGCCTGACTGAGACACGCGCATGGCTGCAGGAGTACGGCGTGGCTGGCGTTGAGGAGATTCACCTGAACGACTTTGAGGGCAGCGCCTTCGCCACTGGGCTCGCCTTCAAGGAGTACAAGTACGGACTTCTCAAGGAGCAATACGGCTCAGAGTTGGAGTATGCAATCGACAACGATCCAGACGTGCGCGCCATGGCGCAGGGCTTGGGGATTGAAGCCTACACGCCAGAGCAGTTCATCACGGACGAAGAGCGCGCGATCGTCAACGTCCCGAACTACGTCGCAGCTGCAGCGAAGGCTGGACTCGAAGCCTATGAAGGCGGGCTCGGCGGCGACGGCTTGCAGGATGCAACCATCCGAGAAGCGCGCCAACTCGCTGAAGGGCGAGTGGATGATGAGAAGGTCATGCGCATGGCGGCGTGGATTCGCCGACACCGTGGCGACTGGGAAGGCGTACCGCAGAACAGCGACCCCGAGCATCCTGACTTCCCTGCACCGGGGGCAGTGGCTGCACTGCTCTGGGGCGTGAATCCAGTAGACACAAACGGCGCGGATCGCGTGCTGGCTTGGGCGGATACTATCAACAACACATCGCAGCTTGAGGAGAACTCAATGGCACGAGAGCACGAAACACGCGCACTGCCGCTCGGCGACTTCACCGTCACCGAAGGCGAAGACGGACAGAAGACTTTCACGGGATACGCCGCTGTCTTCAACTCCAACTCTGAGGGCCTACCCTTCATCGAGCGAATCGCCAAGGGTGCCTTCGCCCGTGCCATCAAGCAGGCAGAGCAGGGGCGTCGCGTGATCCGATTCTTGCATGGTCATGATGAGAGCCGCATGCTGGCGACGACGGCGAGCGGGCGCCTTCAGTTGACTGAGGATGAGGTCGGCTTGAAGGTTGAGGCTCGCCTTGACCCAGCCGATCCAGACGCCGCCGCAATCATCAGCAAGCTGCAGCACGAAGCCAAGGCAATGGGGCAGAGCTTCGGCTTCACCGTCCCGAAGGGCGGGCAGCAGTGGCACGAAGACGGCAGCCGCACGCTGACTGAGGTCGGACTTCTTGAGGTGTCAATCCTATCGGGGCACACCCCCGCCTACCCTGCAACGCTCGGACTGAGCGCCGTGCGCAAGATCGCACCAGCCAAGATTGGCGTGGACGGCGACGCACTCCTTGAAACTCTTGAAGCCGTCAAGGCTGGCAACACTCTTGACGCTGATCAGACGGCGCTGCTCGACGCAGTGCGCGCCAAGCTAGGCGCAGCACCCGAGCCCGTCATTGAAGCAACTGCCCCGGCTGGCGAGCACCACACGATTGTGGCAGCCCGCCTGAAGTTGGAGCAGTTGAAGGGATAAACTCCCAACAGCCCACGCGCCACGGTTC